CGCTGAGGTATACTCTCCCCATTCTGACCAAGAGTCATTGTCCGTATTAAGGCAAAGGGTTCTACTCTCAGCTGGAAACTGAAAGATGATTAGCTCCTTACCAGCTAGTTCAAGTCTAAAGCTCCAGCAATCAGATACTACAGATAGCTTCTGAATCTCCTTGTCGTAGTCTTCTGATACGTATTCAAGGTTTCCATCAACGTAACGGACGAATCGTTTGTTTTGATTTAGCCAGTAGATACCAGTGTCGGTGTTGACAATAGAATAAGGAGCAATGCAGCCAGTGTCTATAAACCCTCCGTCTATCCTTGAGAAAGGATTGGTTCCGTCGTTTTGCCAAATCTCTACCGAGTGAGTTCCGAACAGGAATAGTTCTCTTCTAAAAACATGAAGGGCAGTTAGTAAATCAGGACGGCCTACAGCTTGAGCGAAATCATTAGCGTTCCAAGAGATATAGCCGCCAGCCGAAGGAAGGGAGCCGTCACTGTCTGAGAATCTAAAGATTTGGCTGTTGAGATCATTGGCTATAATATAGCCGTCTAAGAAAGCTACGTGAGAAGAGTCAAACCAGTTAGAGGGGCTTGTAGCGTTTAGGAATTGAAAGAACCTAAAGTCGCCTATCTTAGTAGAGCCGGAATAGAGGAAAGTATCATAAAAGCAGTTTACCCCGTTGGAATAAAATAGGTTTGTTCCATTGCCAACTGCCGACACCCGATAAGGAGAGCTAAACGGAGCGTCGCTAGTCATAGTAGAGTTCGTGGTATAGTTGGTGCGGTGACGAATAGTATCGTAAGTAGCCCCGTCCCTATATAGCAGCAGCATCTCGGTAGGAGTCCAGACGGCGAGTCGAGAGGTATAAGGCCACCAGTACAAGTGACGAATCCCATCATTGATAGGAGCTGCCCCATCTGAGCCAGCGCCAGTGTAAGCATCTCTATTATAGTCAAAGGTTCCGACGTAATCAGTAGGGTTAAGAGTAAGCTCATATCCAGGGCGCTTAACTACAGCACCAGCCTCATCAAGGAAGCAATTGACCATCTTTTGCGAGAAGTCCTTAAGTTCAACCTCGTCTACATTTGTGTAGACAGGAGAGCCTAAAGGAACCTTAACGGTCTTCATTATAGCAGCTCCGCTCTTGCGTGGTAGAGGGTAGCCGTTAGGTCACTAGAGGCTGTAGCAGGATCAGCAGTAAGTTCAAGGTCAATAGAGGTAGTAAAGTCTAAAGTATCAAGGGTATGACCAGGGGAGGCTACAGAGGTGACTGAAGAGTTTGTAGTATAGTGAGTAGTAAAAAGGATTTGAGAAGTCGCACTATTGTTATAAGGAAGGATTTCCATTACAAGCTTAGAGATATCATCTCCTCCATTATCTATTGATACAGTCCTAGTTGCTAAGGTTGAGCCTCCCACCTCCTTAATCCTAAGAACGATAGAGCTAGTCCCTCCGGTATCGTTTTCAAGACGAACAAAGTAGGTGATTCTAATTCCTCTACTAGAGTTAACAGCGTAATCGGGGAGCCCTATCGAGAGTAGTTGAGTTTCATCTGTTGTGTTCGTTACCTCAGCACTGAGACTCTTACGATAGAAAACGCTAGGGGTAGGGCAGGTAATCACATCCATTGCGCTACCTTCATAAGCAGTAATGAAGAACTCCTCACTCGATAAAGAACCAGGAGGTAAGGACGTAGAGCCATCAAGGATAGTAAGGTTAGCAGCTCCAGTTGTATTGTAGTTAACAGTAGCCGACTCTCCGTTCGTACTGCCTGAACCCATACGATTAAGGACTCTAGCTCCGGTCGAGTAACTACCAGGGTCGGCCTCAAGGTCTCCAGTTAAAGCAGTAGTCCCAGATAGGGAGGCGTAACTGTCGAGTCCATCTCCAGAAGACAAGCTTACATTATCAAAAGTAACTATAGTATTATCATCAGCGTCGTCTATTTGGATTTTATAAGAGCCTTCGCCGTAGGCTTCTGCCCGTCCTGAAGCATCAAGGATAATGGGGTTGGTAGCTGCTACTGACTTATCTTGCTCTGTCCAAGCTGTCTTATTGGTAGTAGTCCCTACCTCATAAGTATAAACCTTTCCTCCACTAAGAGGGTCTCCTGAAGAATCGTTGATACCACCAAGGAGAAAATCAAATTGCTTAGCTGTCATATGCGGGCTCCGATACTGTTATGTCTTCAAATTCTCTATCGCTCTTCATAGCTTCAAAGAGATACTCGTTGTATTGAGATTTGATATAGTCGCGCTCCCTTACGGGGAGACCGAAGTCATCAGCAAGGATAGTTGCTAGTCCGTAGACTAAGGCCATGTAGAAACGTTGAGGAACATCAGGGGTAGCTCCTGAGGTATCCATGTCCTTAAGGCGAGTAATAGTAAGGTGGTAGACAGTAAGTTCAGCTGTAGGTTGAGGCCAGATATACATCGTTGGAGTTGTTATATGGTTGTCTACTGCGATGTAGTAGGGGTATTGAGAGCTTACTTCTTTTGCTATCTCCTCTAAGTATCTTCGGTAAGATATTACTGAGATTTCTACGTCGTTTGTTCCTGATTTGTACCAAGCTTTTTCTACGCCAAGGACGGAATTATCCATCGCCTTAGAAGTAGTATCAGCTGCAAATACTGTGGTTCCTTGAACTAGTTGCCAAAGGAAGATGTCCTTGGTTTGCCATTCCTTAACTAGCATATTGAGAGCTAGAGAGCCTTGAACGCTCATCTCTCCTGGGAGAGTCTGGCCAAGACCGAGCGCTCCTATCTTGATGTAGGCTTGCTCTATTATCTTGGCTCTAGTGAGTGAGAAGTCGTAATCGGTTGTTGCCATAATAGCCTAAAGAAAGGAGGGGAATCTCTCCCCCTCCTAAAACCTATTTAGTTTCCTACAACGTAGAGAACCGCAAGTTGTACTGTACCAGCGGCAGCTGTAGCAGCGGCCACGGCAACAGTGATGTTAATCTCTGTTTCCGCTGAGTACTCGTACAAGTTACCAGCCACTGCTCCATCAGCAGTCAACCGAGCGACTCCTCCTGCTTGCCCAACATCTGAGCTAACAAAGAAGCGATCGGCGTCATCTGAGTCGCCAACATGAAGAGTAACGGCTGGAGTACCGTCAGTATCAATGTCAGTAGACTTAAGGATGATATCAAGGATTAAAGCTCCAGCTGGAACCTTCACACCTTTAACGATATCAGCAGCATCTAGTGAGGTATCCACGCTCGCTGTTCCAACTACCCAAGTAGGGTAGATGTGTGAACGAGCAGGGACTTGCGTTAGCTCCTTGTTGCTAGAAGCGACTATTTTATCTGAGTAATAAGTAGCCATAATTTATCTCCTATCAATTAAGAATCACTAACTTGAGTTCTACCTAAGTACACTCCGATAGAGCCGTATGTCTCACTTTCAAAAGTAGGACGTCCTGCTTTACCGATCATGCACCAAGCGCTACCCTTCTGATTGCCATAGTCGAAATCGTCTTGGACAATCTCAGGTCGCTTACCCCAAGCCCAACAAAGTGATTGTGCTCCGAGAAGCGCACACTTCGCATAAGGAATGTTAGAACCACCGCCAGCATCAGTGCCGATAGGAACATTCTCGTGCTCATGTACCACGACCCCATCCCAAATGGCCGTAGCCCCTTTGAAAAGTGGATTCTCTGAACCACGAACTTCTGCTTCTCTCATTGCTTGTTGAAAAACAGAGTTGGTTTTGAGGTTGAACATTACGTCAGGATGGACAAGAAGTACGAAGTACTCTTTACCCTTAATCTTGACGGGACGAATTGGAACGATATCTCGGTCAAAACCGGTCTTAGCCAAAGTCTTAACGTAAGAGATAAAGTACGGCTCAAGTAGCGAGTTAGCAGTAAGAGCACTAAACGCAGTAGCTGCGGTAGAGGTCTTAGTATAGTTCGCCACTCCAGTGTTAGTAAGGTAGGCAACCCGAGTTGGGTCAACATCTTCCAACAAAGCTTTAAAAAGAAGTGAGTCAATTTTCTCAGCACCCCAATCACGTAGAGCCATTTCTGACTCAGATGAAATGCTAAACATTGCTCGCTGTCTTGTTAAACCACCAGCGTCTCTAACAGCATGACGGTACATCTCTAGTGAGAGGGAGTAGTCATGAGTGTTTAGAGCTTCTTCGTTTCCTTCCAAGATTTGGTCGCCAGTGACGCCAGCTCCTGATAGTCTTTTGCGAATACCGAAAGTAACTTTATCGCCTTGGCCTTTCTCAAGTTGAGTATTGACCTGAACAATTGAGCTAGAATCGGAACCCATAAATCTTTCGAAATAGGATTCCTTTACGGTATCGCGGAATAAGCGCTCTTCCCACGCCTTGCGGGTCAGAGCATTATCGGTTGCAAAAGTAGTCTTTGCCATTTTTTAACTCCGCTAAATTAGCTAAGAGCTTCTTTGTTCGAGAATGGCATTAAGTTCGTCGTCTGAGATGTCAGCGAGTTCGGACTCATCCACAGAGAGCTGTCTGACCTGAGAGCTTCCACCAGTCGCTGAAGAAACAGGGGCTGGCTTGCTAAGGTTTGACTCCACAGATTTTAAAATCTTATGGGGCTTAGCCTTTAACTCTTCTATTTGCTTCTGCTGCTCCTTAGCGAAAACAGCAACTTGTCTAAGCAAATTCTCAGCCTTTTGTCGCTTGTGAAGTTGAACTAACGTGACTGCATCGGTGGTATACGGATTATTTGCAAAGCCTTTGATGATATCAGGGTCAACACCGTCCTCCTCCAAACATTGAACCATACCTTTAAGGTTCCATTCTTTGTTTGGGATGTGACGTTGAACAGCTTTCTGGTTCTCAAGAGAAGCAACCATAGCAGCTTGCTCTATCTCGATAGCCTCTAGCTTATCCTCGTTCTCCTTAATCTCTAGCTTGGCGTCCACTGCCGCCGATGGGTCAGATAAGAACTCTTCTTCACCTAGCTTTTGAGCCAAGATGTCGTTCTTCTCTTTGAGCTGTTTCCGTAAATCACCTAGTTCGTTAGAGCGACGTTTAATGAACTTCTCTTTCTGCTCTAGCTGTTCTTCTAGTTTTTTTACGTATTCAGGTGATATCTTCTGAGAAGCTTCTTGAGTCTCTTCTTCGCTAGTGTCCTGAGATTTCTCCTCAGTAGCTTCAGAAGTTTCTCCCTTCTCGGATTCTTCACCTTGCTCAGTTTCTGGGTCAGGCTCTTGTGAGGCTTCTGCTTTAAGCTCTCCATCTAGAAAGGCTTGAATGTCTTCATCGCTCGCTTCTGTTAGCTCTACGAATCCGTCATCCTGAGGCGCTTCTTGTGAGGGTGAGGTCTCTACAGTTTCTGCTTCTTGAGTCTCTCCTGATTGGTTTTCATTTCCCATCTATATTTCCTTTACGGGTCGCTTTTGCGGTCTGTCCGTGAGGTGAATGTAGGGGAGAGAGTCCTTAGCGAGTAAGGGGTCAGAATTGTTCGGCTACAAAAGAGAAGGTTTCTCCGTTGATTTCTATATGTTCAACAGGTTGAGCCTGTCCTGATGCTTTGAGTTTCTTATACTTACGGATAGCTCTTACTAGGTCGGTATCAGATACGGTTGAGTCCTTAGCTGGGGCTGGTAGCTGGACAGAGCGGTATTGAGAATCCCAATTTGGCCGAGAGAAGCTAATATCAAGAGGCTCTTCTTGCTCTATTACCAGAGGAACCGGTTCAGAAAGGAGGAGTAGCTCGTTGATTTTCTCAGAGAGTCCTTCAGCCGTCCTTAAGACTTCGTCCTTAGAACGGATTTTCTCGAACTTAACCTTGGTTGGTTTTGGTTTCTTAGGGGCTGGCTTAGCCTTAAGAGTCTCCTTAATCCTTGAATCATCCTCTTTATATCCTTGAGAAAGGATGCCTAGTCTTCGCTCAAACTCAGCTCTAGATTCAGGAGTAGGGTCAGAAAGGCCACCGCCTACCTGCTCTACTGGTACTTGAGAGCCAACAAGAGGTTGAACAACAGAGGCAGAAGCTGAAAGGACGGAAGGGGTAGCAGTAGCGCTCTGGACTATGTCAAAGCTTGGTTCGTTTACAGAGGCAGTAGCAGTTAATACGGATGGAGTTACCTCATCGTTGAGCCCAGTAGAAACAGTCGGAGCTTCTACGGAGCTAGTAGCTGATAGGGTTGAAGGCGTAACAGTAGTAGATACTTCAGCTGATACAGTAGGGGCATTAAGGACAGTCTCTGAGTTAAGGACGGTTGGGGTGGCCGTAGCGTTCTGTATAGCTGTTACCGTAGGAGTTTGAACTCCTGAAGTTACTGTAAGGACAGAGGGGGTAACGGTAGCATTAGAAGCCAAAGAGACGGTAGGAGTCTCTACAGAGCTGGTAGCTGATAAGACAGAGGGGGTAGCTGTCTCGTGGATTTCAGCGGATACGGTAGGAGCTTGTACCGAAGTAGTTGCTGACAAAACAGAGGGTGTTACCGTTGCGTTTGATATTAAATCCAGCGTAGGAGCTTGTACTGAAGAGGTCGCCGATAAAGTAGAGGGGTTGACAGTAACGCTTGTCCCTGCGCTTGCAGGGGGGATGGAAACCGTCATTACTACATAATCCTCAGAACTACTTGTGAAAGTCCCAGGATTCTCAGATGTGCTAGAGGTAGTAGACTTATAAGCTATGTTGGTAGTAGCAGAAGCACCAGAGCCAGGGTTTTCAGATAAGAAACCACTATAGCCACTAGGCGCTGCACTTGCCGCTGCTGAACGGTCAATACCTGCAAAGGCTTCATATAAGTAATCGTCCGAACCGCCACTAGGTGTATGACTAGGGGGGTCTGCGTTACTTCCTGCCCCTGTTCCCGTAGTTGCTTCAACATTGGCAATATCTGGAGAGCCTTCGTATTCTACAAATATCCAGCTACCCCTAACACTTGGGGAAATAGTGAACGTACCATCGTCACTACCAGTAAGCTCTCTTTTAAAAACTGCTGCGGTACAGTGCGTACTATTGTTTAATATCGCTACTTGGGTGTAGCCACTTAAAGAGATTGTAGTGCTATTGTCAGTAGTGACAAAGACTAAACCAAGGTTGCCGCTAGTAGTACTAGAGGCTGCGGTCATTGTGCCGCCAGTGGCGTTAAAATTGCCTTGGCTTGTTTGCCCGCTTTTTCTATTTGGTGCTACCACTATATGCCCTTAGTCTCTATCACCAGTTTTAAAACGGCTAAAATCACTGCTGTTATAACTAGCCATGCAATCTTACTTGTGTTTGACTCAATCTTTTCAACTCGACTTGCCACAGTTTCAATCTTTGCTAGCTTAATCTGTAGCTCGCTTATTTCTTCGTTCAGTTTCTCGTCCACGGCTGTTTGTCTCTCTAGCTCTTTAGTTATGTAATACTCGTAATCATGAGGCATAGCGTGTCCTTGCCCTGTCGACAATTTCACCGAACCAATCTAAATCGATTATCTGACTAATAAAATATCGCTTTCCTGTTCTTTGCGCCCTACAAGCAGAGACAGATAGAAAAGCAGGTTTGTAACTTCCATCAGGCATAATGTAGCGCTTTATCATGCGATAGCTTTCAACATCTCCACTGATTATTTTATCCACTTTTTGATCATCCCCATCGATGTCATCAGGATGCGTTATATCTTGCCATCTAAGCTGCTGGAGTTCCTGTTCTGGACGCTGAAACAGATCACATGCCGCTGGATTTACTTCTAAGAACCAGCCATCAAAATCAACAATGCAGATAGCGATAGGGGAGTACTTTAGCGCCTCAGACCATCTAGCTCTAAACTCGCTTCGACGCTCGGCTGCATAAATGATTTGCGGTAGGAAGCTTTCTGAGTCTGCGGTAGCGCTATGCCCTGAGCCTACCATCTCCTGAAGGGCTGCTAGATGGTCGCTTATAAAATAATCTCCCATTGCCCATAAGCTACGTAATATTGATTATACCTTCACTCGCCCATTGGATAGTAAAAGTCCCGCTAGAGACCGTTTGCACACCACCAAAGTCAATAGAAGCAAGGATGAAATTAGCAGTAGTGTCATCAAGGACGCAGTGGTAAGCGCTAAAAGTAGCACTTGTCCAAGCTTCATCAGCTGCATCGAAGACTCCTTCGTTATCAACGTTATCAACTGTAACTGTTTTTGATGCGAGAGCTTCACCATCAGCTGTATAGCCAGTACCAGAAATTTCATTTGCTGAGATGTCTGCCCATTGGTCGTTAGTTACTGAGCTTGCTGCAAATGAATGGGAGTTATCAAGGAGCTTGGCTCTAACCGTGTCGTTGACAAGGTCAAAGGTTCCTTTCATTACTTCGCTCTTAAAAATGTTATACAATCCCGAGGCCATTATTCACTCTCCTTAGCGTAATAGAAGAAATTGGATTTAAGAAACTCTAGCTCCTCATCTGATTCGGCGAGGCTGTAAGTCTCATAGGGTTGTTGATGGTGAACGGTGAGGGTGGGTTTGTTGTTGCTTTTGTTAACAAGGAGGGAGTCTATTTGATATCCGTATGGCTCTATCGCCTTACGGACTTCCTCAAGATACTCGGCTTCAGAAGCTGCCCTCTCTCGAAGTTCTCTCAACTCAGGCTTAGTAACCGCAAAGGTCGCATAGCCGTCAATAAAAGTCTTATCAAGCTTTTTTAATTTCATTCTTATTCAACTCCAATCTTGGAACTTTAACCAAAACATCCTGCCTTCCACTTGCCCACTTCGTCACAACTACTGACTCGGCGGCAATGTTTGGAACTATCTGTCCGTTTAAGACTCGGTAAGGAGCAACGTCTTTTGGCTTAGACTCAATGACTTCTACGATTGTGTCTTCTTCTTCTCTTGCCAAATAACCCACCATTTCAGCCTTAAAAATGGGGGAGAATTAACTCCCCCACCAACTAACAAACTACACAGGG